GAGTTCTTTCAGTAGTTGTGCGCGTGAAATAGCCATGACTTAACTCCTTTAGGCCGTCGCGGTGGCAGCGTCATACTCGTGCTGACCGAAGTTGAGCTTAACCAACAGCTCGGGATACTGGGTAAACACCAACGTTGCGCTTGCAGCAAACGCCACCAAAGGCGCTTGATTCAGAACAAACGAGGTGGCACCAGCAGCGGCGGCGGTATCTACAAACGAACCGGACGGGATGTACTGCCCGTTTGAAGCAAGACTACCAACATCCGTACCTACGGGCAGTGCAAAGGGCAGAGCCGAGCAAGTAACGGTGGCGGTCGAAATGCTGGTGTACGTTGCGGTACCAAGCGACACAGCGGTCTCAGGCACAACACCCAGAACACGAATTGGAAGCGCATCCGTAGTTGCGGGGGTATTGTCTGGCGCCAGCAGTGCGTTCAACGAGTTGCCAGTATTTGAATTGCCGGTGTTGTTCAGGCAAGCAAGGTTTTGACCAATCATGGCCCGAGCGCCAGAGGCAATCGTGGTACCAGACGAGCAAACCGCAGCTTGGAACACCGTATCCGGATCGTCGCAAACATAAGCAACGCAATCACCGGCGGCAGTGCTAGCCACCCAGTTCTGCGAGAACTGCTTCTGCTTCGTCGTCGGATTGGTGTACGAACAACCGAGAAAGACACCAACAAGGGTGCCAACGGTACCGGTCGTAACGCTGATCCGCTCAAGATTACCGCGAACGAGCGCAACGAAGTCACCATAGAAAATGTCCGTGGCGTACGCGTAAGTAATGTTATACATCCGCGTAGAACCGGCGAACACCTGCCCACCGATCAGATTGATCGGCTTTAGCCCGTAGGGCTTATCAACCGTGGGGTAAGCCATTTAAGACTCCTGAATTATTGACCGCGCCCAAATGTCACCTTGGTTTTACGCTCGGAAAAGAGCGGCATCCTCGGATCATTTTCGCGCATGAAGTTGTTATCCACAGACTGGATCTGTGCATCGGACTGCTCTTGATAGTGATCATTCCGATCTTGAACCAATTCTGAGGGGGTTTTGCAAAGCATCAGCCCACCGATCACGATGTTGTCTTTAAACCGGTCGTTTTCGACCGTCATAAGTTGAACTTCGGGGTGATCTGAAGCTTTAACGGGTTCCCAACCTTCACGAAGTTTGAGAGAAACATTCATGGGGTCCGCTTGCCCACGAGTGCTGACCCGAACCCAACGAAAAGCATAACCGGGCTCCGGATTGGGGCTCGGCAAAACTTCTGGACGAGACCATGCACGCTTACGCACGGTACGTTCACGGGTTTCCATCTCACGGTTTGTGCGGTTTTCAGCCATTTTGTTTCCTCATATCTTCGGCAACTTGTCGGGCATACTGCTCGGGCGTGAGCCCAAGCCGTTTAGCTAGTCTTACCTGCGACTCATTAAGTACGATTTTTCGGGGCGCAATACTACGAGATGCGGGTGCAACTACGCTTCGGCGCGGCTTAGTAGCCGGAGGAGTATCTTCGTCGGCATTAGAAGCGTCAGCTTCAAAACGCTCTGGGAAGAGTTGACGCATACGCCGGTTAATCCGGTCGTAGTAATCATTACTTTGAGGGTTAATTCCCTCGCGGACCAGCTTTTGATGCAACCCCAACGCTAGACTGGTCATCTCGTCGTCGGTGCCGAACCAAGTATTTTCCCTTTGCCAAGCAACAGCTTTAGGGTCTGGTTGCGGCTCAGACGGCGGCGTTGGAGCGTCAAATGCTTGTTTTACCGGAGTTTCTTTTTGTTGTAAAGGGGCTGGTTTAAAGTTAGCCACCTTCTCTGCCTTGATCTTGGCAAGAGTAAGTGCTTCCTGCGCCTCTACAATTTTGTCAGAATCAGCGGTTTCAAACGCCTCTTTGTAGGCCCGTTTAGCCTGTTCAAGCTCGGCTGCACTGCGAAGTTTGGCCTGTTCTAGAAGCGCAGCAAGGTTCTTTTCCCGGTCCGCTTTAAGCTTTTTATTCTCCTCAGTAACAGACTGGGCAAACCGAATTGCTTCCTCCCGTTCGCGTTGCGCTGCTTCGGCTCGCCTGCGCTCGTCGTGGTAGCCCTTGGAGAAGTGCTGAATACGCTTTTTTACCTTTTCAGAGTATTCAGCAAGTTCTTCTTCCGTTACCTCAGCCGGAGGCTCTGACGGTTTTCGATTGCGGTCTTGAGGTGGCGTGTCGTCTACGACTTCAATTTCGACATCGTTTTCCTCGGCTTTTACCTCTACTTTAGTTTCTTCGACGTTTGCCTCTTCTTTTTCTTTAGGCTTATCCGGGTCAGGAAACTCAAACTCTACTTTTTCAAAAGGCATGATGGATTCCTTATCAGGCTCGCGTTACACCACGGGGGTCAGGGACTACAGCTTCAATCGAGTCGTCGTTCAGAAGCCGATACTCTTGGTTGTTCACTTTAAAACGCGTACCCGAATTCGGGCGGAACATTACAAAATCCCCGACCTTGCACCACGGACCAGTGGGAAAACGATCCTTATCGGTATACGCTTGCTCCCCCATATCAATTACGGCACCCATCATGGACATAACATGCTCTGCATGTTTGGTTTGATCCGCCTTAACAAGCCCAGAATCAAACGTTTCTTCAATTACAGGTAACGCAATCAACAGCCGAAACCCAACAGGTTTTGGAAGTTGTGCTTCAAATTCGTCGTCAGTCATCATCGTCTTCCATATAATTGCGCGAAAGGTCAAGGATTTCACGCTTTGCGGTCTCTAGACCTCGAATCAAGCCGCAAAGATCTCTGTACTCCGCGTAGTCTTTAGCTGCGCCAGAGGACAACGAGTCAGCAACCGCCGCTATATGGGCGGTGAGTTTTTCATTCAGCACGTCAAAGACGGTTTTTGCCATTTACGCTCTCGGTTTGTTGGCTTGCGCCGCAAGCTTGAGCCCTTCAAGCTGCAGTTTTTTCTCGTCAATAGCAATGTCGGCTTGGTCCTTCTGAGCCTTACGCTGGATGTCCTGCATCTTGATCTGCAACTCTTGCTGCTGGAGCTGGAACAGCGGATCTTGCTGTTGTTGCTGCGCTTGCTGCTGCGCTGCTTCCTGCTGGTGCATTTGTGTGAGTTGCTTACCCGCGTCTGCCATAAGGCGTGAGAGTTGAAGTTCAATTTCTTCTGGCATCTCTTCGTTGGGCGCAGGTAGCGGGGCACCAAGACGCTCTTCCAACTGCTTCCTGTATTCAAACCCAACGTGCTCGGCGATGTGAGCTTGCAGTGCACCCATGATCTGGTTCGCCATCGGGTTCTGCCCAATAGCTTGGGTAATCAATGGGTCCTGCATAAACGACTGGTGTGCAGCCAAGTGCGCGGTGTGGTCCTGATAGATAAACGCCTTGAGTGGCTTACCAACAAGAGCGCCCATGTTCTCGGACACTGGATCACGCGGTTTGGCGTTTTCAGCACTCGGGATCAGTTTGTCAACGTTTCTGATACCCAAGGTTTCAAGCATCTGCTTGTGCAGATACGGGAGGTCGTAGATCTGTGGGCTTTGCTGCGCCATCTGAAACGCAGCTTGATACTGCACTACCCGTTGCGCCATCGTCGAAGCATTTGGGTCCGACACAGGAATGACATCGACCTGTGCATAATCCTCGCTTCGCGCCCTACGATCCACACCTTCTGGAATATAGTCATACGGCTCGTCAGCGTACTCCGCAATAATTTCTTTCAGGAGCTTGAACTCCTGCTTCATCGCGTAGTGAACTCGGGCCTGAACTGCCGTCATGGGTTTGAGCGTGCGCTCAAGCAGGGCCAAGGTTGTGCCAACCGGAGCATTAGCACTCATGTCCGAGATGTTCATGTCGCTGATCGCCCCAAGTCTTCGACCCTCTTGAGTGATCTTTTCAAGGAGCGCGGCGAGCACTTGGCTTGGCTCCTTGTAAGGCAGTGTCATGATGTTGTCTCGTACTGTGCCGCTAGGTACATCTACGTCCCTAAATTCCCCCGGTGCAATCGGAGTGTCGTCGCCTTTAATACGAAGTCCTCTGGACTTCAGACCACCGGGCAAATTACTTAAGGTACCGGCGTCCACCAACTGCCTGATGATGGACGTTCCCGCCCTTGCGTAACCACCGATGATGTGGATCAGTCCGAGGCAATAGAACCCAAAACCGGGGACGTACCCATAGTGAATAAAATGCTGCCGGGGCAGCATCAAATCGTCAGTCGGGCTGTAGTTCCTGCGGATGGCTAAAACTTTGGTCGTGCCTTTGTCAATAGTAATTATGTAAGGCTTGGGCAACTCGTCTTCGCCATCAAGGCTTGGGATGTTGCGTTCAATCTGCACTTCATACAATGCGTACCTGTCGTCTGAAGTCAGGCTATAGCCGCCTTCTTCGGCTTTCTTTTTCTCAATATCGGTAAAGAACGCAACAGGTTCACCCAACTCAATGTCACGGTAGAACCCAGCGGCCTGCAGCTTTTGCACTTCGTTTTCGGTCTTACGCATAATATGCGTGACCCGTTCTGCGGTCTGAATGTGGCTCGTGCCATAGGGCACAATGACATCCTCGGCGGGTACAAAAATTGACACTTGCCGTCCAAGTCGCGGGTCGTAGTAAACCTTTTTGAAGGCCGAACCGGCAAGCCCAAGACTATAGAGCATCCGTTCATGCTCGCTGCGGTACTCAACCATCCGTTCAGTTAGTTGATAGTTCATGTCCGCTCGGACACGATCTGCCGACTTTTCTTTATCTTCCGTTACATCTCCAAGGATCTTGGTCTTTACCGGCCCCGCAGCGGGGAAGGTCTCCGACATAGTTTCAGCCTGAAACCTGATTGCGGCTTCTGCTAAAAGCGTGGAATACACTCCACACGCATCATCCCAAGGCTCAGTACGTTCCTCGTACTTGAACCCAAGAACGTCTAACCCCTTTACATACGTATCCGCCCAGTCTTTGCGAGCAGAAATATCTGCATCCACCAACTCAACAATCTCAGAACTCAGCGCCGCCAGTTCGCCTTCATCAAGGTATTCGGCAAGATTGGCATCAAACGGAACATCTTCCATATCCGCTGGGCCTTCAGGCATCAGCGTGATCTCCATACTGCCGTCAGATAGAGTTACTGACTCTGGGTTTACAATATCAATCTCAAGGTCTGGCTCTCCTGCGGAAACGGCTAATCCTGTGGGGGCTGCGTACAGCCCTTTGTCTACCATGTTTGTAGCCATAGCAACCTCTAGTAATACGCCTTCCGCTTACGGAAGTATGTTGGTTCATCAGGCTCGTCCGAATCTAACCGTACAAACCCACCCTGCCGGAATCGTATCAGTGCTTGGGTTGTTGAATCTACCAAGTCATCGTGCGGGGCGTTAGGGAAAGCGGCCATCTCTTCCTCAACTTCTTCCGCCCAACGAGTCTGCGGCCTCCACACTTTACCCGACCGGAATAAATCCGCTACTGAATTGATCCTTACAAACTTGTCGTTTCCTTTAGTCGGACTGTACTCAGACACAGCCAGCCCCATGCGCCTTAGTTCAAAGATCAACGGACTACCAGCAGCTTTTGCCTCAACCACGCAGGCATCTGGCTCCCACTCTTTATAAGACTTGAACGCACGTTCTTTAAGTTCAGGAAACTCCATCCGCTCTTTAAACGCGTTGAGCAAAATAATATGCGCGTCTGAGTTGTTCTCGTCTTTATAGAACACACCCCACGTTGTACACGCTGAATAGTCACTACGCTCAGTCTTTGTAAACGCAGTATCCCAGCTCTGAATAATAAACTCGCAGTCGGGCGGGTCGTCCTTCTCCCAAATCTTCCACCACTCCCGCTTTACTATTGCCCCCTCTTCAGAGGTTGGGCTTTGCTGATACTGCGCGTTCCACTTTGCCGGTGGCAGTTCCTGCTTTAGCGCGCCTAACTCTTCAAGACTCCAGAACTCCGGCCAGAGAGGAACCCCAGACGGCATCAACGCAGGCAGTTCAATTACTTCCCACTCGTCAGTTGTACCCAACTGAGCTGCACGATTGAGGATTCTTCCTGTTAAATCCGTAGTTGCCCATCGAGTCATAACTACGACGATAGCGGCACCCGGCTGCAGCCTCTGCCTAGGTCCGGATTCATACCAATCCCAGACTCTATTGAATACTTCCGGGTTGGAAGCTGCTAAGACTGCATCTTGTTCGCTGTGCGGGTCGTCAATAATAAGCAGATCCGCGCCTTTGCCCGTGACTGCGCCCCCAACACCGATGGCGAAGTAGTCGCCACCTTTGGACGTGTTCCATCTACCGGCTGCTTTTGAATCAGTTTGCAGGGCAAGTTCGGGGAAAAGGTCATGAAACACCTCAGAATCGACCAAGTTTCGTACTTTTCGGCCAAAACCAACCGCCAATTCAGCAGTATGAGACGCTTGGATGACTTTTTTTGCGGGGAACTGACCTAAAAACCACGCAGGTAGGAGGTAAGAAGCGAATTCCGACTTGGTATGCCGGGGCGGCATGTTAATAATCAGCCGTTTCAACTCCCCTCGGGCGACTCGCTCAAAGGCAGAAGCCATAATCTTGTGATGTTTACCTGAAACAAACGTAGGCCACACCTTTTGTACAAACTTAAGGAACCTTTCTTTGCAAAGATCCTTTTCTTTGAGCTTTTCTAGCGTAGCTAGCTGAACTTCCAGTGTTCTTAGGTCGGATTCGGACAGCTTGCCGCTGTTTATAAGCTGCTCAATATCCTTAAGTGAGACTTCACTCATGGTCTATTGGCCCGAGTTGGGCATCCAAATCATCAAGCGGCGTTACATCTATAACGTCTGAGTTCAACAGACGTTTAATCCGCTCTTTAATGGACTGCTCCAACGTCACACTAGATGTATGGTGGACCGTAATCTCGCTTCGTTCAGTAAACAACCCAACATCTGAGTGTTTACCAAGCAGCTCTAGCGCCCGGATCTCAATCTTTGGGTCTCCGCAGTCAGCCAACATCACCAGTCTGTTAGTAACAAAATGGCGTGCCTCGATGGCGTCGGCAAAAGACTGGAAGTTGTAGCGCTTTACAAGATCAGAAACCGCTTTGGCTTCTGCAGTAGCTGAAATAGTGGCTGGCAGTTTGGGTTTGCCTTCGCCTGTTATCAGCGCTTTAGCTTTATCTAGGTCTTCGTCTGCATAGTCTAAAGAACCACCAAGCTGTTCTATTAGATCTACCGTGTTAACCGCAACTGCAACTGCATCTTTATGCGTTGCAGGCTGTTCATCTTCAAGGTCAAACGGAACGGGTACGTTTGCAACCGGCTCAATTGTAGGCATATCAAAGCACCGAGTAATCGGGATGCGCGGAATGTAACATAAAAATAGGAGGTTGGGACTCCAAAGGGGGGTGTTTTATAG